GGCTGGTAATAAGTGCTGGTTATAGTTCTATGCAACGTTGGTCGAACATATTGAACGAATACTACAAGCAGTATGCCGATGCAATCTACCACCCTGTTATCATCAAGGGTGATTTCCTTGTGACAACTGCAGACCTTAACGCACTGGATATGCGCATACCTGTCTACCTCAAACAGACAGGCAGGTATTACGCAATACGTAAACTTACGACCAAGAACGCGAAGGTGGCAGAGGCAGAACTTATTGAACTGAAATAAACATTTGAGATATGGTAGAGAAAAAGGAGATATTGTTGCAGGTGCGGGCCGATATGTCGGAGGCCGTGCAGAAAATAGGTGCGTTAAACGAGAAAATCGTTGAACTCAAAACCTCACAAAAGGAACTGCAAGCCGCGTTGGACGAGGCCCGCGTAAACGGTGTCGATGCGCAGGGGCGCAGCGTTGCCGAGTTGTCACGTGAGATTGCCGCCAACACCGAGGCGCAGAAAGCGTACAAAAAGGAAATCGGCGAGGTGAGCCGGCAGGTGCAGAACACCATAATATCGGAAAACACCTACAAGGACACGCTCAAAGGTATGGCCGCGCAGTTGTCAGTGGAGAAAGACAAACTGCGACAGATAAAGATTGCGGGCGGCGAACTGACGGACGAGTACAAACGCCAGCAGGAAGTCGTAAACACACTGAACACCAAAGTATCGACACTGGAACAGGCGTACGGTGTGTATACCCGCAACGTGGGCAACTACAAGTCGGGCGTGCAGGAACTTAACGAAATGCTGCGCCAACACCTGTTGAAACTCGGGCAGTTGCCGGAGGGTTCAAAGGAGTGGGAAAAGGAGGCACAGGCCGTTAAGGATTGCACAAAGCAACTGGACGACTTGAACAAGGAACAGGCGAAGGTCGAGAACGACCAACAGGGATTCTTTGCGAAAGCGAAAAAGAACTGGGTTGCGCTTGCCGGTTGGGTCGGTGCGGCCATTGCTGCGATACGCGGTTTGTACAACGCCATAAAGGGTATCATCAAAACCAACATCGAATTTGAACAGGCCCAAAAGAACCTGCAAACCATACTGGGACTGAACAACAAGGAAATGGCGGTCATGTCCGACAAGGCGAAGGAACTCGGCAAAACGACCGAGTACACCGCGTCACAGGTAACCGACCTGCAAACGGCACTTGCCAAACTGGGTTTCTCGGCAGACGACATCAACAATATGTCGGAATCGGTACTCGCCCTTGCTACGGATTTGGATGCAGGACTGGGTGAGGCTGCAGAACTCGCGGGCGCAACGCTGCGTCAGTTCGGGTTGGATGCCAGCGACACAGGCCATGTGGTAGATGTACTTGTAAAGGGCGCGAATGAAAGTGCGCTATCGTTCGACAAGTATCGTACCGCGTTGTCACAGGTTGCGCCGGTTGCAAGTGCGGTCGGTTTCGATTTGGAGGGTGTCGTATCAATACTCGGCTCACTTGCGAACGTGGGTATGGATGCGAGCATGGCGGCAAACAGCACACGTAACATATTGCTGAAACTTGCAGATAGCAGTTCGACCCTTGCACAGAGTTTGAGCCAGCCTGTAAAGGACATACCAACCCTTGTTGCCGGATTGAAGGAATTGCAAGACCGTAACATTGACGTAGCGACAGCACTTGAACTGACCGACAAACGAAGTGTTGCCGCATTCACGTCTTTGCTCAAAAATGCCGATGCCGTACAGGAACTTAACGACAAACTGGCGAACGTAGACGGCTATGCAATCGGCATACGTGAGGAACGATTGCAGACCGTTGAGGGTTCAATCAAACTCTTGCAGTCGGCATGGGAGGGGTTCGAGTTGGCAGTTATGAACAGCGAAGGCCCTTTGTCGCGCTTTTTCCGCAAACTTGCTGACGACATAAACGAACTCACGGATGCTATCGAGCAAAACGGCAAAACCGAGTTCCAAAAGAATGTCGAGAAGTTCACAAAGGAGGACATCGAGATATTTACCCTTATCACACAGGATGCACAGGAACAGGGCAGCGATGCACGCACCGATGTCAAGGAGTACTACGACAACCAAATGCAGTATTTCCAAGATGCCGCCAACGCATTACAGGCAGAGATTGACGAGGCACAAAGTCAGATTGACGAGGGCGTGAGCAAGCGCGACAAGAAACGACTTGAAAAGGTTATCGCCGACAACACCCACGAGATTGATGTTTACAGGGCCAAATATCAAGCATTGAAAGCCACGTACGAACAATACGAGGCTGAAATGGAGGCATTGAAAAAGCAGGACGACCCGAACGGCGGCGGAGGCGGCGATGATACGATAGACAAAAAAGAGGCGTACCGCCGTTTGGAAAACCGCAAGAAAATGGATGCCGCTATCATGGCATACCAAAAGGCGTACGAGTACGACAGCGCGAAGTCCGCAGAGGAAAACGAGGAACTGAAATACCAGCACGAAAAAGACTGGAAACAGCGTGAGTTTGAGTTGAACCAGTCATACGAGCGCGAGAAACTGCGACTGCAGCAGCAGTACGGCGACATCACCGCGCAAGACCTTGCAGACGGCCTCGCCATACTGGAACAGGAAAGTAAGAACTACTATGCCAACGTGGAACGCGAGCAGACCGAGAGGGTGCGCAAGATGATGCTCACCATGACCGATGCCATGCTGAAAACTGACCCCACAAAGGCGGCAATAAAGAAGGTCGAGGACGAGTACAAGCAGTTGTATGCCAACCTCGATACAATGGTTAAGGCTGGCGAACTCACACAGGAAGAGGCGACATACTACTATATCGGACTGAAACAGAAGGAAACCGAGGAAGTCGCAAAGATTGAGAAGGATGCCCGCGACAAGAGAGCGAAGGACGAGGAACAGGCGTTGAACGAGCAGACGCGCAAACGTCAAGAGCAGTTGAAAACCGACCTGCAACTGGCATGGGATAATGCAGAACAGCAGTACCGCATACGCAAGCAGTACATCGAACAGGAACTCCAACTGGCAGGGTTGAGTGCGGCCCGCCGTGCGGAACTCGAACAGCAACTTACGGAGTTGATGAAGTCCGAGAACGAAAAGCGCATGGATGCCGTCATGGAGTACGTAAACCAAGTATCGGAGTTGTTCACGTCATTTAACCAAATATCGAACAACCAGTCACAAGAACGCACGCAACGCTATGAGCAGGAAAACGAGCAGGAAAAGGCGGCACTTGACAAGAGGTTGAAAGCCGGTTTGATGTCACAACGTCAGTATGACGACAAGGTGGCGAAACTGGATAAGGAACTCGCAGACAAGAAGGCCGAGGAAACCCGCAAACAGGCCGAGCGTGAAAAGGCACTTGCGGTATTCCAAATCGCTATCAACACTGCACAGGCAGTGATGAAGATTTGGGCCGAAGTACCGAAAATGGACTTTGGCGTTTCGACTGCGGCATTGACCGCCGTTGCAATCGGACTGGGTGCAGTACAGGCCGCAGCCGTCATGTCACAGCCGCTACCGAAGGCCCGCCGAGGCGGACGTGTTGAGGGTGCAAGCCATGAACAGGGCGGCGTACTCATTGAAACCGAGGGCGAGGAACGTATCATCGCAAGCAACCCCAGCAAGGCGTTTCCCGAGTTGCTGAACCTCATTTCCTACATAGGCAAGCAGAGCGGCGCGATGCCCGATACCGGCTATGCACTGCGTCACGGCGACATGGCGACACAGGGCGGTGCGGCCCACGACAACCAGCCGGACATTGACTACGATTTGCTGGCCGACAAGATAGGCGACCGTGTGGCGGATGCCGTAAGCAAGCAGCAAATATGGCTGTCGCTGGCGGAGTTGCGCGATGCCGAGGCACAGCAGGTACACATTGAATCACTGGCAAAGCAATAACCGCGTATGACACTTTACGAACGCATCAAACAATCCCCTGCCAACCTTCAAAGGCGTTGGCCGGATGCACCGCGTGACATCGACAGGGCGGTGAGGGTTTACGAATACTGGCTGGACTTGTGCCAGCAGATGTGCAAAATGGATGCCTACGACTTGACCGGCGAACACTTTTTCATGTCGGACGAGAACGTACGCATAATCGTTCGCAAGATGCGCAAGGAGGGTTATTAAAAAGTTTACCAACGGAGTGTAACGTGGTTACGTTAGATTTGCAACGATTGTAATGCCATTACTTCGCCGTAGGCAACTTTCTCGCCTCGCGTGGTGCGATGCACAGGCGGCGGTGAGATAACGCGGCAGAGGGCAAAAGAAACAATTTTCAAAACGAGAGAATATGCTTGAAATTAAACTACATGAAGTTATTGATGCAGAAAGCCAAGCGTGGATATACGAGTGGTACGGAATGCCGCACCCCTTCACGCTGGAAACGCTGCAGAAACTTTTAGAGGACAACCCCGATGAACACGACATCAAGTTGAACATTCATTGTGACGGCGGCAGCGTCACCGAGGGTTTTGCACTTTATGACTGCCTACGTACAAGCGGGCGCAACATCTACTGCAATGTGGAGGGCGGATGCCATTCAATGGCAATCGTGCTTTTGCTTGCAGCACCCAAGAACCAGCGCACCGCGAACCCCAACTCGCAGTTCCTCATTCACGAGGTGCAGGGCGGCGTGAGTGGCAGCACTACCGCCGTTGAGCGTTACGCAGAGGAAATGCGCGATATGCAGGAACGTATGCTCGACATCTACGCAGACCGTACCGGCTATGACCGTGCGGAACTCGCCGAGGCAATGGCCGAGGAAAAGATGCGCGATGCCGACTATATGCTCGCACACGGATTTATCGGTGCTATCAATCAGTACAACACCAACAAATTAAGCAATATGAAATTTTTTGAAGAACTGAAAAATTTGCTGTCAAAGGCAGAGGCCGAGGGTGTGGATTCACCCGAGCAGAACGAGAAACTGAACCAGTTGCGCGAGAACATCGCCACACTGGAGGCAGAGCGTGACGAGGCACGCCAGCAGGTTGAGGCATTGACCGCCGAGCGTGACGCACAGATGAACAAGGCAGTTGAGGCCGAGAACAAGGTAACTGACCTCACAGAGCAGGTAAACGCACTGACCGAGCAGAAGGACAACCTTACCAACGAGGTTGCCGGACTGAACGAGCAGATAAAGGCAAAGGACGAGGAAATACACAACCTCAAAGAGCAGTTGGGTAGCAACTTCGTACCGCAGCAGCGCATGAACGGCATCCCTGCCGGCGAAGGCAAGCAGGAAGGCAAGCAGCAGGACAGCGAGGAACGCAAGAACGAGGTGCGCGACAAACTGGGCCGCAACAAGAAGTAAGGACATTTTCTAACATTTTAATTACAAAAAATTATGGCAAACACATCACACACAATCGACTTTGATTTTTCAAAGTTCACATTCACTGCCGAGCAGATTCGTGACATCAACGAACTGGTTTACGAAGGCATAATGAAACTCCCCGAGATTGCCGAGATTCACACCATGTGGCCCGACATCGTTTACGACAAGGAGGTAGGTTTCATCACTGGCGGCGGTCTTGTAGGTAAGGCAAAGCAGGGTTGCGACCCCACCCCGCAGGACTTCAACATTGGTACTCGCAAGGTTCTTTGGAAGCCCAAGGCATGGGAAATTTTCCTCGCCGAGTGCGCAGCCGACCTTGAAAGCACAATGGCCGTTTACTGCATGAACAAGGGTACACGCATGGACGACCTTACCGACACCGATTTCATGGCAATTGTTGTCGAGGTTCTCACAGGTGCAGTATACAAGGCAATGTATCGCATCATTTGGCTGAACGACACCGATGCCAACGATGTTGATTTCGAGGAAGTACCCACCGCAGCCGCTACCGAGCAGACCGCAGGTTCAGCACTGGTTGGCACGGTTTACCTCGCTGTTACCTCCAGCACTGCCGGCGCAGTCAAGTGCGCTCTTTCCGACAAGACCGTTATTTACTTGAACGGCGAGGCCGCAACAGGTAACGCAGAGAGTGGCAAGACCTACTATTCAAAGGACACCGACCACAAGACCGAAATCAATGACGGCGGCACATACACCCACGACATTGACATTGACTACTTCAACATCATTGACGGTCTGTTCAAGCAGTTGCGTGCAGCCGTTACCGCAGATGCAAACCTCGGTGTCAGCATTGCCGCCAACTCACAGACCAGCAAGAGCGCACAGATGTCATACATGACACCCGACCGTGCTTACGCCCTGTTGAGCGATATGTGGTACAAAGCACCTATCAAACTGCGTCAGATGAAGGCCGACACCAACGAGGCCAACCGTCCTCGTTTCCTTGTTACCCAGTCAATCGCCGATGCTTACGAGCAGTATCTTATCGGCAAGGGTATCAGCGAAACATACGTCAATCTTATTGACGGCGTAAAGGCCCTTTCATTCCTCGGTGTACCTGTAATCGCAATGCCGATTTGGGACGAGATGATACAGAGTTACCAAGACCTGCGCGACACCTATTTCAAGCCGCACCGCGCCGTGCTGACTACCAAGAGTGTTCTCGCCGTAGGTACTGGCAGTTCGCAGTTGTTCGGTTCAGTTGATGTATGGTACGACAAGACCAGTCGCAAGAACTACATCGAACTGAAGGACAAGATAGATGCCGAACTTGCCAACCCCGCACATCTTATCTACGCCGAGTAATCGGGTTGAGAGAGAACAACCGAGAGGGCGGGTATTTGCGCCCGCCCTTTCTTTTTCACGACAACAATTAAAACATCAAGACTATGGATTGCAGTAAAATTACAGGAAACCTCACAATGGCATCATGCCGCAACGCTGTTGCCGGCATCATGGGCGAGGCCGTGCTTATCAACTTTGACGACTGGAAGGCCGCTACAATCACCGAGAGCAACGGCGTAATCAGTGCCATTTCACTTGCCGGCACAACAAAGGCCAGCAAATTTACATCACACGAGAGGGCATTCGAGGCCAGCGTGCAGATGAACAAGGGTACATACCTTTCATCTTTCGGCCACCAAGTAATCATGCGTGCGTTCGACCGTACACAGACCTTGAAGGACGATATTAACAAGATTGCCAACGGCAGGTTCGTTGCTATCGTGCTGAACCGCGACATCAACAACGAGGCTACCGCATACGAGGCATACGGCACAGAGAACGGCCTTGTTGCTACCGCCATTGAGTACAACAGCACAGACGGTGACGGCGTTGCATACGCTATCACACTGGGCAGCGAGGACAACGCCCGCGAGAGCGAAGTACCCAAGAGCGTGTACGTAACCAGCCTTGCAGCAACAAAGACAATGGTAGACGCTCTTTGCGCCTCCTAAACCCTCGTTGATGCTCTATGAATATTGAGCAGTACAGAGAGGCTTATCGTGGTATGAGTTCTACGCAGGTGCGGGAACTCATACGCGATGATGCCGATTTCCGCCGCGAAACGGAAAGACTATACGTTGGCATTTTCCGCCAGTCGTTGAACAAAAGTTGTTCAAATTGCTGGTTCGATGCTTTCATATTGTTAATGAGAACAGACCTAAACAAATTAAACGCTATGAAGGAAAAGAGATTTGACTTGCGTGCAGGTGCAGTCTTGTACGATGTCGTAAACCACGACCCTACAAAGACCGTCACGCATCACAACATAACAGACGAGTTGGCACTTTACCACTTGCGCACCAATCCCGATTATATCAAGTTTTTCAACCTTTACCCCGACAACTGGCAGGAACTCGCGCTGGCATCGTCTAACAACGCCGCCGCACCCACCAAACCTGCAGAGGTGGAGGACAGCAAGGAATCGGATGCTGCACCGGCAAATGCCGAACAGCAGCACAAGCCCGCCGGAAAACCGGCACATGGAAACAACAGGCGTAACCATAGAAGGTGATGCGTTATGAAAAACTCGTTGTTTGAATTAAGGGAGGGTGTGATACTCTACGATGTCGTCAATCACGACACAAGCAAGAATGCCGTGCGCCAAAACTTGACGGACGAACTCGCATTGTATCATCTACGCACCAATCCCGATTACATAAAGCACTTTACCAAGTACCCCGAAAACTGGTACGAACTTGCGCTCGGCAATAGTGTTGAGGCCCACGCGCCCGAACAGGCAAAAGCCGAACCGATGCCGGCTGCAAAAGGTAATGGTTTTATGTCCGCGATGAAAACAATATTTGGCAAAATAATCAAGAAGTAAAAGAACATGAAACTGGCTGCACTGAAATCGGAAACACAACTGCGTACACGTAACGATAAGGCACTGGGCGTGCAGAACTACGGCGAGCGCAACGACTACCCTCAAAAGTTAATGGAGGTAGTGGGCGCGTCTGTCACCGGCGGTTCATGCGTGGGCCAGTTTGCAAGGTTTGTGTTCGGTCGTGGATTCCGTGCGCGTGAGTTCTACAAGGCGGTAATCAATGCCAAAGGTGAAACGGCGGACGATGTACTGGATAAGATAGCGCACGACTTCGCCATGTTCGGCGGTTTCGCGCTGCACTTCAACTGGAACGCCTTGCACGAGATAACCAGTGTGGCGCACCTGCCTTTTGAGTGGCTGCGACTGCAAGCATTGAAGGACGACTACACGTTCGACAAGATTGCCATGCACCCCGACTGGGGCAGACGGTATACGGCACTGCGTCCGTTCCGGCAAAAGGATATTGTATGGTTCGATTTCTACGACCCCGACAAGATAGACGAACAGGTTAAAGCCGCCGGAGGCTGGGACAAATGGAACGGACAGGTGCTGTATTTCTCACGCCGAGGCGACAAGTGTTACCCCCTGCCGGTCTACGATGCCGCGCTAACGGATATGTCGGCAGAGGAAGGATTGAGCAACGTGTCGTATCGCAACATACGTAACAACTTCCTGCCTTGCGGTATGTTCATAGACCATGACAACCGCCCCGAGAGCGAGAGCCAAGAGGACGAAACACGCAAGGAACTGGCCGTATATCAAGGTGACGCGAATGCGGGCCGCATGATGTACATTAACCTCAAAATGGGCGAGCAAGAGCCGGAGTTCAAGCCGTTTGAAACGAACAACACCGACAAGAAGTTCACCAACAGCAACAACGACATACCCGACCGCATAGGTGCTGCGTTCTGCCAGCCGCCGATACTACGTGCAAAGGACGTGGGCAGCAACTTTGGCGCAACGGCCATGAAAGAGGCGTACGATTTCTACAACTCACAGACCGACAGCGAGCGTTTGGTTATCGAGCGTGTGTTCGCAGAGGTCATGGCATACTACAAGGACATCAACGCCATTAACCCCGAGGGTGACTATTCGATAATGCCGAAGGAGTACAAGGTAACGCAGACCCTCGCAGAGCGACTGGGTGAGCGCACCGACAAGGCACTGGAAATCCTGTTCGACACTAACAAGCCGTTGGATGCTCGCAAAGTCGCATTGGAGGTTATGTTTGGTATTGAACCCGAGGAAGTGGAACGATTAACAGAGAAACTGAAATGATTATCACGGTACAGGACATACGGCAGTACAGAGAGATTGCCGCCAACACCCAGCAAAGCCGTGTTGAGGTGTTTATAAGGGAGTGCGAGCAACTGGATATTATGCCCGCCATTGGTGCTGACGAATACGAGCATATAGATACCACGCCGTACAACGACCTCACGGACGAGGAAAAGATGCTGTTAAGCGGCGGCACATGGGAGGACGCAGACGGACGCAAGCACGTGTTCAAGGGCCTAAAGGCTGCAGAATGTTATTTGACGTTCGCACGTTTCATTCGCGTACACCCCGCACAGGTGACACCGTTCGGCGTAGTGGTGAAAGAGAGTGACGACAGCCAACCGGCCACACCGCAGATGATTGCCAGCGTTGCCCGCGATGCCGAGCAGATAGGCAAACAATACCTTGCGGATGCCGTTGCCTACTGGCGTGCGCAAGTGCCGCAGGACGATTGCAGGAAAAACAAACTGGGTGGCGCAGCAGCACTGCCCCGCTTTAAACCGATAGGAGATTAACAGATATGGGTATTTGTAGTAAGATTCAAACAAACCACAACATGGCCCGATGCGGCCAGTTTAATGCGGGTATCGAGGCCGATTTGTTCCTCATTGACCTGCGCGACATTGACAGCCGTACCGTAGTGGATAACGTGCTAACTGGACTGACATTGAAAAGCGATTGTTATGCCGTGCGCTATCAAGGCAAACGCAACGCTTACGATGCCTCATTCCAACTGCATAGCGGCCAGTTTATCAACGGCTTTGCGCACAACATCACGTGCCGAACCTTCGTGAAGTCACAGGCGTTAAAAGACCACATGAACGCCTTGTCGTACAGCCGCGTAATGGTGGTAGTGCGTAACAAGGACAGCCACGATATGACGATGAAGTACGAGGTGTACGGATTCACCAATGGTCTGCAGATGTCCGAGATTGACTATACCGGCAACGAACAGGACGGCTGGCTGGCATCGTTCACGCTGTCTACCACTGACGATGCGCCGGAGAATCAAGCACCTGTTACGTTCTACAACACCGACCCGCAGACAACATACCTGTTGTTGCTGGCACTTACGCAACTGGAGTGGTTCACGCTGAATATCAGCAAACTTGACAGCAATATGAAACTGGGTTAAACATTCAAAACGATACTCAAATGAATAAATTACAAAAAACATTCGTAGCAGGTGAAACCTTGCTCGCTGCCGACCTTAACGAAGTGGTGGCAAAGATTAACGAGGGTGTTGATGAAATCAATATCCTTGCAGCAGAGAACATGACCGATACCATTTATCTTGACTTCACCAAGACCTCACCCAGTCAGATTGTGACAGGCGACATTAACGGCGATGTCATTAAATGGATTCGCAATAACTCACACCGCTACCTTGCAAAGAAAACCGCAGAGGGTAAAATGACTATTTGCCAGTTGGCAGACGGTGACGGTACGGTATTTGCCGGTGACGGTTCAAGTGCCGACCTTGACGGCTCACAGGGCGATGTCATGGTACATATCCCGCGCTTTTTCTACCACGTGCAGGAACTTTCCGGCGACAAGTGGGAAATTGATTTCTCGCTGGTTAAGATAAGCGAGGAATGGCAGGAGTATGACGGCAAGCAGTTGATAGGCGCATACGAGGCGTACGTTGATGCCGGCAAAGTATACTCACGCAGTGGTGTGGATTCCACCGGCAACGTATCACAAGCAAACTTCAAGTCCTACGCCCGCGCTCGTGGTAACGGTTACACTATCGTTACGTGGGAACAGCACTGCGTCATGGCTATTCTGTACTACGCAGAGTACGGCAACACCAATTGTCAAGCAATTATTGGTAGCGGCACGGATTCATACCAAAAGCAGACAGGACAGACCGACAGCCTCGGTATGGCAGACACCCACGCCGAAACTGACGGTAACACAATGTCAATCAACTTTTGGGGTCTTGAAAACTGGTGGGGCAACAAAGCAGAGTGGGTCGATAACGTGGTTGTCAATCCCAGCAGCGT